AATGATCAATATGTAGTTTTAAACTATGGAGAAAAAGTAGAAGGTGGTGTTTGGTATATAGGAACTGAAGCTAGAACATCTTGGATTGATGCTAGTGTATATCCTAAACCTTCAGCTACTAAATTTAGTGATTCAGCTACAGGTACTTTTCCTGTAATTGTTGGAGAATCAGGTTTAGGTCAAACTATTTTATTTGAACATGAAGTAGGAACTGATCAAGTAAATCCAGATGGTAGTACAACAACTGTTACATCATTTGTAAAATCGTATGATTTTGATATACAAAGTGAAGGCACTGCAGGTGATGTATTTTTAGCTATGAGAAGATTTATACCTGATTTTAAAGACTTACAAGGTAATGCAAAAGTAACCCTTGCTGTTAAACGATATCCTCAACAATCAGATACAACTACTTCTCTAAGTCCCTTTACAATTACTGCAAGTACTGATAAAAAAGATACAAGAGCCAGAGGCCGGTTTGTTAATATCAAGATAGAAAATACTGATGTTAGTGAGTCTTGGCGTTTTGGCACATTAAAAATAGATATACAACCAGACGGACGTAGATAATGGCAACTTTATTTGATCTAGCACAAGCATATTTAAACAGAGCACTACCTGAAACTTTTAGGTATGGACCTACAACACCACCTACACCTCCACCTATAACTGATTCACCGCAAGATCCAAATGCACCAGTAAAAAGAATATTACCTGTACAAGGTGGTGGAGATGGATTTAGTGTTTATAATCCTGATCCTAATAGAACGAGAGACAAAAGTAATTACAGTCCATACGCATATAGACAAGCTGCTGAAAGATCTTACATTGGAGCACCTGGTGATTATAGTTATTCTTCAGAAACAGAAGCACAAAAAATGATGGATATGTATCCAGAGTATTATAGAGGTAAACAACTAACAGGTATACCTGGTGCAATAGCAGCTTACGCAAAAAATAGTTTACCAGGAAGAATAATAGGAGGTGTTGCTAATTTTGCTAAGGATATGCTTCCTGTAAATTCAAGAGCAAAATTAGAAAATGAATTATTAGGTTCTGGTATTATGTTAGATGACATTGGAAGAGTTGTAAGTAATGATTACAATACTGCAGAAGGTATTATGGCTGGATACAACGCAGCTAAAGTAACCGATAAAACTTTTGATAAAAGAAGAGAAACTATACAAAAAACAATTGATAGAAAAAAAGCTAAAGGTTTAGATACTACTGTATTAGAAAATAGACTAGAATTATTAGACGAATCACAAGATTTATTTAGTGGTGCTAGAACCAGAACTAAAGATATATTAAAAGAAGAATATAAACAAGATCCTAAGTATCAGTTTACAGGACCTAATGTTCAAGGAGATTTTAAAAGTATAGTAGATACAAAATCTAAAAAAACAATTACTGATAGAGGAAGAGGTCAAAGTAATGTTGGAACAAAATCTAAAACTAAAACAACACCTAAAGGTGGAGGATCAGATTACGGTCAGTTTGGTAGAAGACAACAAAATAAAACTACACCTGGACCTAAACCAGGCAGTTCTAATCCTAGAGCACCTGGAGGAAATGATA